TTTAAACGACTCAAATGAACTGTCATCAAATTCTATACCAAAGATACCCTCTATAATATCTTTGAAAGAACTCCAAATTGAAGTAGTTGACTCTATAATGCTACCAAGTTCTTCCAAGATTACACTGGTTGAACTCAGGTTATCATTTATATGAGCCAATCCTATTTCAATTAGCAGTTCTGATATCCTTTCAAGGGCTGTTGTAATCGTATCCCAAGGAAGACTATCCAACAATGTGCTAATTGAATTAAGACCTGTCTCAGCATCTTCTAACAATGTAGGCAAATAACTCTCTATAATCTTCTTTGATAATGGTAATACAATATTATTGTAGATATCTAATGCTATTTCCTTAATAGAAACTATAACACCTTCAATGGCATCTAATACTCCACTTACACTTTCAAGAAGCGGATAAAAGTCTAAGGAAGCAGACCATTCTTCTGTTGATTCAGTAATTTGGTTTATAAAGTCTGTGATATCCTCAACTATATCAAGTATAGTTTCCATTATTTCATCACCGACTCCAGCAGTATTCCATGCTTCTGTGAAATTGGTTGCTATGTTTGTAATCGTATTGTTGATATTTGTAAGTGATTGCAATACGTCCTCAACAATAGATACACCTGTACCACTACTCCAAGCCTTATTCCAAGAATCTTGAATTGTAGATATTGCAGTATTTATGGCAGTGAACATATTAAAGATGGACTCTACTAATTTATAACCGTTGCCATCTTTCTTCCAAGCTGTTTCCCAGGCACTAGCTATCAATCCTATTGTAGTTAAAATACTTGTAAACAAAGTAAGTACTGACTCTACCCAAGTCTGTCCTGTACCTGATACAAATACATCGTATATAGTACTTGCTATTGTACTAAGCAAACTCTTCACACTATTGAAAGCAGTTGTAGCGGCATCAATAACAGCCTGACCTTTATTCTCCCAAGCACTCTTGAACACATCCCAAATATTAGACAACTTGTCAGCTAGTGAACTAGCAGTAACATCTACCTTTTCCCAATTCCATGCATCGCCATCACTAGAGCCACTACCACCGCTACCTCCAGAACTTGAATCCTGGTCAATAACGATGAGGTCATCATACTCAGCTAACTCTTCATTAGCCTCCGCTGCGGCAGAGCCTGTCCCGCCTATGCTGTCTGCAACACTCTCATTGCCCTTAACAGCTTTATAATAATAACTCTGCCCTGTAAGCAGTGCAAAGAAATTAGCTATAGCGTTCATTGCGCTAGTAAGATAATTTATAAGTGTTGATAATATAGGCACTACATAAGAAAGAATAGGTTGAAATGCGCTAACAAGACTAGACTTAAAACCGCTCCAACTATTCTTAAGTGTGTACACATCATCAGCTACATCACTAAATTGTTTAGACATTTCAGTAAGTCCAGTTGATATTGTGCTTCGCACTTTCTTATATAACAGGAATATACTTCTAATACCAAATCCGTATTTAAGAACTGTGGTTAACATACTCTTAAATGACTTGTTATGTGATGATTGTGTCTTACCTGTCTCACCTTTGATTGAACGTAACTTACTAATAATATTGTTAGCGGCATTTACAAATCCATTTTTGAATGCTGATGAACTACCTGTAGTCTTACGTAAATCTCTATTTACATCATTTATTTTGTTATCAAGTATTGTGCCTTTATTATAGCATTCCGTTAGTTGGCCTGCTAATTGTTGATACTCAGTTGTTTGGGTACCATCTCCGGTGTATGGACTACGTAATGCTGTCTTTACCTGTTCAGCCTCATCTCGTAATTCCTGTAAATCTATTTTTGCCGTATCTAATTCAGTAGTGTCAAATTGAGCACCATTAGCCTCCAAAGCATACATAGCTTGCTCAGCCTGCTCTACCTGATTCGTATATAATTTCACATCCTGAGTAGCCTTATCAAACCCTGCCTGGTCTGCATATTGGTTTCCGGTGTCTATTAACTCCTGCTGACGCTCCTTAGCATCCTCTAATTGTAGTGATAAATTTCTAACGGCTTCTTTTGCGCTATCATATTTATCACCACTTGTAACATTTACGGATTCAAAGGCGTATAGTTTAGATTTTGCCGCATCTAATTGGGCCTGTAGTTTAGAAATTTCTTTTGTAGTACCTCTAAATTCCTCTGTCCATGCAGTAGGCTTATTATAACTACTAAGAGTACTTTCAGCTTTTTTTAACTCGGTATTAGCATTAGCAAGAATAGTTTTCCACTGTGCATACTCAGCAGTTTCAACAGGATGTTTACTTAATTTTTCAATGTACTTCTCAGTTTTTGTAATTTCAGCATTTGTTTCCTTAAGTTTATCTTTAAGACGTGTTACCTCTTTTTCCGGAAGTTTACCGGCCTCTAAGTCAGTCATCCTGGAAACAATTTTTGTCATTTGGGAAGTAACCTTATTAAGAGAAGTTCCCCACGCCTGAGTAGCCGTGTTAGAGGACTTAAATGCCTTCTCTGCACTGCTATTAAATTTATCAATAGCCCATACCGCATCACTCGTGTCAACATTCATCTTTAATGTGATATCATCTGCCATTGCCTAGCCCTCCTTTCTACTGACTATTCCAAATCTCTTTAATCAGCATATCAGCTTCCTGCTGTTCTACCGTCTGTCTATTCCATACGAAGTATCCTGGATTCCTTCGCTTAAACTCCTGTTCGTGTTTCTCTAACTTTTTACCCTCAACTATTTTACTTCGTATGCTAACCACATTAGATAACACACTATCACCAACTGAAATATAATGCCCCATAAATGTCCACCAATGCATATATTCAACACTACGTACTTCAATATGGGCAACATTATTTATTGCACTAGCTATCATATGAGTATCCTGTGTCCAATCAACTAGCTTGTACGATGATTTGTTGCCTATATCGCCTTGTCCGCAACTGAAAAACTCAAACATCCTACTAATAGCTTCGCTAATTTTAGTCTCCGTATCGAGATAATCAAATACGTTATCTAATGAAAAACCGTCGTAGAATATTACTACGGCGGTTACAAGTCTTTCTCGTTTTGGTAACTCTGGGTCCTGGAGTGCTTCAAAGCAATCTAGCACCATTCTATAATCTCCATTGTCCCGAATACCAAACTCTTCTTCATCTATTGTAAGAGTAGTTGGTAGTTCAAACATTATTTACTTCCTTTTCTCTTATGGTCTCTGTTAGTATATTTTTCAACACGCTTCTTCATCTTATTAAGCATCTTCTCTGTTTCTGTTGTGATGGTATCTTCATATAGTGTCATCAGTGTATTGATTATAACTGAAAATCTATACTCGCCATCTTGTAAATCAAACATAGAACCGCCGTTAGCGCATACGCCACACACATCATAATCAAACAGATAATTTACTAACTCTCTAGTTTGATTATCTAATTCTTTGAAATTTGTAGAGAATGTAGCTAATGTACCATCAACATCATCCTCGTTAGGTTCGGTTGAAAACAAAGCCTGATACTTAGTCTCAAGTTCATTAAGCTGAGGTATAATCTCGTTAAGTCTGGTGATAATATGCATATCACCAGGATTAAGTTTGATTATCATATCTTTGTTACCATTTATGGTATAATCCTGCTTGACACTTATATTAAGGTCTATATTATTTATTGTTGCTTTTGACATTCTTTTTATCCTCCCAAATAAAAATCATATTAGCCAACAGTAGTTGCGCTGAATACGAAGTCATCACTAAGCTTATCAACTGTACCGATGATAGGAGCGCCTGTACTCTTACCATTTGAATCAAGTCCATCATTTGAAAGATAAACATCGATAGGCATATTTACATTAGCGTCACCACCGATAGCTGTGTATGCGATTGTACAACCGTCATGCTTCTCAGCCTCGTATGCACCTGCTGTTCCTACGAAAGCAGTGATGATATAGATAGTGAAATCATTAAGTTCTGTAACTGCGTTTCTACGTCTTACATCATTGAGGAATGCACCAAGTCTACTTCCACCAAGAATGAGATATGGGTCGAAAGTCTGCTGTGGCTGAGTTCTATTAACATCTGTGTAGTTGATACCACGAATATCTGTCATAGTCTCAATATCAGCATTGTACTCGATAGATGAATCCTCAGTACGTGTACCGAGAATCTCTCTAACAGTATTTGTGCCTTCTTTCCACTCTGCAACAGTGATAAGCAGTTTACGTGCGGCTCTCTGTCTATTAGCTAGATTGAATTGACCTATTGCCATGGCTTTAATCTCCTTTACTGTTTATTATAAATTACTTTACTTATATCTAAATACTCGATAACTATTGAAATGCTGTACATTGCTAGTGGTGGAGTTATCTCTGTATTTATACCGTCAAATCTTGGATAGTCAGTAGTTGTATCTATACTATCTATGATACAATCACTTCCAAAGTCTGGGTAATTTGCTAAGTCATCCTGTTCCAATACCCAATCAAGAAGCTGTTGAACTGCAAAGAGTTCATCCACATTCTCATTAGGATATTCGTCAGTGCTTATGCTCGTACCCATTGGCTTAACAAGTTCCATATCCGATATAGACTTAAATGTGATAAGATTAAATGTGTATCTTTTCTGCACACTACCGTCTACGAATGGTTTTGATAAAGCCTTGTCTTCTGTAGTTGTAAGAATCTGTATGGTGTTATTAGTAGCATCTATTAGGTTGAAGTATAATGGGCTATTATAGATATCTTGACATTGAAGCAGATAATTTATAACTGCCTTATTTTTATCTACACTCATGCATTAAGTCTCCTTCTTTTACATTCAGCCCTAAGCATTTTAGTTATCTCAATATTTGTTTGAGATTTCAACTGCCACTCATAAATCTTTGTCCACTGACTAACTGAACCACCTGTACTATATCCAAAAAACCAACCATTCCAAGACCCTTTAAAGTAACCGCCTAATGGACGTGTTGTAGGGGTTTTTGACCCTTTCGAGTACCAACCTACCACAACACCATTTTTAGTTATTGGATAGTTTTTCTCATACACTACACCTTCATATTGATAATGTGCGTAGTCTAATCCAGTTCCCCATATTATTTCCTTAGGTGTTACAACTACTGATTGCTGTAATGCTCCGGATTTTTTTGGAACATATGGTTTTATTGCATCAGCAATTATTTGGTTAGCCTTTAAATACATATCCGGGTCATTGAGCATACGAAGTAATTCAATCGTTTTTTGAGAATACAATTTTGTAGGATTTAAACTTATTGTACTCATAACTAGATACCTCGTGCTTTATAATGCTCCTGTCCTCTTCCCAAACCCGTATTATTAGCTGATTCTTCTATACTCATACAACCTTGAAGTTCTTTATACTTTGCTATCAAATCAGTGGAGCGACTTCCGGAACGGTACTCGTCTACCTCGTCTGTTACTTCACCTCTAATAATAATATCCCCTTTACCTAATGTAAAGTAGTTCTTCATTTCATCATTTGGCTTCCGTAACCATTGGTACTTTTCTAAGAATCTATCATCTTTACGGATACGACATATAATACTATTTGTTTCTAGTACTGTTTGCCCTATCTGTACTTTCTCGTGAACGTCTTGCCAAAAAGCACCATTTATCACGGTTCTGTACCATTTGACTATTTTAGTCTGTGGGTCAGTAAACTTATTATATACAGTTACTGTGGTATTCCACCACTCTGGATAATTATTCATCTGGATATAACCCTCTATAAGTAAGTTTCTTACCTTGACTGTTACGAACTCCTTGCAAATACCTAAATACAGTATCAGCAAGTGGACTGTCTTTACCTTTTTTTGATAGCATACTGAATATGTCGTTAGCGTCAACTGTGTTATAACTAACTGATACTCCGTCATTTGATTGAGACTTAATAGGTGACTCTGTAGTTACTGTGGTAGTATTACCTTCGCCATCAACAGTGACTACGGTTTGACTACCAAGCAGTAATGCATCAGCCTCAAGTTTAGCTAAATATATAAGTCTATACATACACCTAGCTAACTCTTCCGGATACTCAGTTTCATTCTTAAGTCTATTGTATGTGTACCAGTTAACAATAGTCTCAGCTTCATACTCAAAAGTATTAAAAGTGGTTTCATCTAACGTCCCACCCATTGTTTGATAATCTGTATAAGTAAGGTACATTGATTCCACCACCTTTCAACTACTTCCTATTAGTGCGCTTTGTCTTAGTAGCCTTAACCTTAACAGGCTCAACATCAGTAGCACCAAACAGATTCTTTTCCTCTGTCTTTGGTACAGGCTGAGGTTTAAGTGGAGCAGATTGCTCCACCTCAACCCTAGTATAACCCTTACCAATGTATTTCTCTACTTCGTTGTCACTTACTTTGACAATGCGATTTTCTTTCCTAAGAGTTATCATATCATACTCCTTATGACTGTGTACCTGTTCCGCCGCCTGCTGTTACGTTGAACTGAATAGCATTTGACTTGTTACCAAGAATAAATACATCCTCGAATGACTCTTCGTAGTAAACATACTTACCCTCAGACATAGCTGATGGAGCATCAAGTCTACTGAATGTATATGATACAGGAGTGATGACTGCAAGTGGATGAACAAGGAACATGTTAATCTGCTGTGCGCCATCTGCGATTTCATAGTCAACAGTGAAGTCATAGAGTGTCTTCATAAGTGTTGAAGGAACACCGATTACCTGAACCTGGTCAAGTCTGTTGACACGTCTATCAATAGCGTTAGGACCGCTTGTAATATCCATAGAACGTGAAATCTTCTCAGCTTCCTTAAGAAGTGTAAGAATCTCAAATGGTACATAGAGAATACGTCCATTTGCAGGAACTCTACCGTTATCCATCTTAAGCATGAGTGAGTCAAATACTGAAAGAATATTAGCAGTAGTGAGAACTGTGTTGTCAGCTACGTGTATCTCCTGTGTATCTGGGTTCTTCTCATGTGTCCAGTCATAGTAAATCTTTGAAATAGTATAAGCGTCCATCTCTGGGAACTTATGCTCTTCATTGAATACCTTTGTGATGTTACCAATAGTAGCAACCATGTTAGTCTGGTCGATATCCATTGGGTGAACAAGTGTAGACCACTTTCTCTCATTTGAAAGTGTCTTAGGAACCCATGCATTCTGATAGTTTCTCTGTGCAAATGCAACAGTATCTCTATCAGCGTCAACACGTCCTGTTGTGCTGATTGATGGGATTTCAATAGTCTTGCTATTTACCCATCTAAATCTTCCGTTATTTGGTGTGCTATAAAGGGCTCCATAGTTAAGCACCCAAGGGAAGTTCTGCTCAAGGCTTCTCATATACTCTGTAGCGTAGTTAAGAGCCGCCATGTTTGTTCCGCCATTATTAGCTGGTGTACTCATAATTTTAGTCTCCTTTACTATTTATTATCAGTTGGTCTTTGCCTAACACCAATGAAATTGAACCCAAATGGGTTGTCATTCTGTGGTGGTGTCTGTGTATTAGGATTAACTGGATTAGAGAACTGTGGCTTTGGGTCTGTTGGTTCCGGGTCCTTCTTCTCAACTACAAATGCATCCGCATTATCTGCTGAGTATGTAGTAACAAAATCATCAGCACCTAAAATCTTATCGCCTTCCATCTGCAATCCCTTGGCAATCATAGAGCTAATAAAATCACGCTTTGCCGCATTACTTGAAAACTTCTTTCCGTTAGCAAAATCCTTTACTGCAAACTCATATGCCTGCTTAGATAACTGAGTCTTATAGTTATCCGTATCCTGCTTATACTGTGTCTGTAAGTTTCCTAGCTGAGTCTCTAACTCTGTCAGTTTCTGTGCGTCTGTTCCTGCTTCTTTGAGTTGGTTCTTTAGGTCTTTCAAGTCCTTATCTCTTGCCTTAATAGTATCATTAAGTGAAGTGATTTGACTATCCTTACCTGCTACCTCATTGTCAAACTTATCTTTGCTAACATAGTTACCTTCCGATAAATCTGCGAACTTTGCACCACTTTCTTTCATTAGTTCTTCAAACTTCTCGTAAGTAAGTGGCTCCTGTGATTTCTCAAAAATCTCCTTAATTGTCATTGTTAATCCTCCTCATTCATTTATATCTGTTTTATTTAATCGTCCATTACAGTGTGGACTGAATGGCGTTCTTTTAACGACGTTTACGCTGGTCAATAAGTCTCTAGTCTCTAGTGTGGAACTCCCACGCTAGAGACACTGGAGAATAAAAAGAAGTGTCAAGAAACAACAATCTTTTACATTATCATTATATAACATAATTATTATTATGTAAACTATTTTTTATCCACTTCATCGATAAAATCCACTAACAGATGTACGCTTCATCTGTCTTGGTAAATCACAGTCCTTACTGAACTGTCTATACTCTGCTGTTAGCTTTCTAACCTTGTAATCATATTCTTCCATGAGTCTAACATTGCCTGCGCTCTTTGCCATCATATAGCCCTCTTTAGCGTATCTAATATCAGTCTCATACCTGCGCTGTACTTGACTACATTCATACATGGTTAAGTGTTTGCCGTTTTTCATAGTATAGCCTTTATGATTTGCCTGCTTGAGTTCTTCTAACTCATCTAAACTCCATATAGGTTTATGTGCCGCTATAACAACAGCTTGAGTTATATGCTTACAGTTCCACTCACCAATAGGACGTCTTATAGCTTCAAACTTGTTGCCATACGTATCTTCAAACGCCATCTCATTCTGTAACTTCTCAAAGTTCTCTAACGTGAATATATGACCTTGTATTGGCTCATGGTCTGGAGCGGAAAAGCTATGTGCTGATAACTCTATACCATCTGCACTTATCTCCTGTGCTATCTGTTGCTGTACCTTTTGATTTATCTGTCTAACACCACTAAGTATGTTCATGCGTACAGTGCTGTCAAGTCTTCGTGAATATCCACTATCCCAATAGGCTCTACGATACCCACTATCAGCTAATTGCTTTAGTGTTCTTCTCATAGCGGTATCAAAGTCTAGCACACCTGTTTGGACAGCTTGCACAGCTTCGTCAACTACTGTTTGGTATGTATCAGTAACAGACTGAAATTTAAGATTACCTCTGTTCTTAGCATCTCTAATCAAGAAGCCTGTAGCTTTAGAATTGGATAGATTTTTAAAGGTATCTGCTGTCTGTTTACCTACCGCATTAACGCTCTGCTGTAGTCTCTTATTGGTTTCATAAGGGACTTGAGCAGTGTGTCTATAATCATAGTATGGCTTTGCTCCTTTGTATGTATCGACAGCTACACTCTTTATCATCTTCTTAACTTGGGTTTCCTGCACGTTAAGCACTTCTGCTATCTGCTTATTTATGCTTCTAACATCACTGCCTATCTTAGCAAGCTGTTGAAGTCGGTACACATCTGTCTTAGATAGTGTACCAACCTCACGTACCCTCGTTGCGATAGTGTCGATGATATAACTCTCCAACTGTACCTGTCTGTCAACAAAGGGTTGTATTAAGTTGTCTATTTCAACATCATTGAGCATTATTGTTCACCTTGTTTGTTAAATGAATCTGGACTCTGTTGCAGTGTGCTATCTAAGCCCATTTGATTGAAGTCCATCTGTGTCATTATGTTGTCTTCAACAGCAAGTCTGTTCTCTTCCTGTACCTCAAGAAGTGCTTCTCTAGCCTGTCTCTCAGTCTCACCCTTGTACCACATTCTAAGTTCTTTCTTACTCATAACTCCTTCATGTACAAGTGAGATATTTCTTCCAAGTTCTTCGTTCTTATCTACTAAGATACTATCATCCCACTCAAAGGATATCTCATATTCGCCTGTAGGTGTTATCTCATAGAGTTCACAAAGAACATTCATTACATATACTAAGTCCTCAAGACAAGTCTGTATAGCCGCCTGTATCTCAGCATTTGTTTGATAGCTTCTCTGCTTAAGTATCTTTAACTCTGTAGCTGTCCTTGCTTCTGCTACATCTACCTGTGAGAGGGTACCTCTTGAAAGTCCTGTGATATCTTCGATATGCATGAGAATGGTGTTAAGTCCATTAGTATAACTGCCATCTCTTAGAGTAGGTGCATACTGATTATATGTATCTCCTTCTGCACCAATATCGATAGGTCTATATAATCTCTGCTGTAGTGTACCCATTCTTGATACAGTCTGTAGATTACCATGCTCATCCCAAACCTGTGTATCTCTAAGTGCATCTCTGTCTATATCAATGGCAAGTTCGCCACCCTCATATTCCCAAAGAAGTCTGCTGAACTGCTTATCAGCTTCCTCTATAAGATGTGTTGCCTTATCAAAACCACTTACTCCAAGTGGGCTATACATATCTACTGTGTTAGCTTCCGGCATCTTGAAGTATGCAAATAGAAGTCTATCTACATTCTTGATAACTGTTACTTCCTGCATACTAGCCCATTCTGGAACAGATGAAAGAAGTATCTCCTGTCCTAAGTCATCAGTAGCTACGTCTGGACGAACTGTAGATTTGAACGCCTTGTTGATGATAGTTACTGTATGATTAGCATACTTATGATGTTCTAATCTACTATATGTAACATCCTTATCTACCTTACGCTCAATAAATGCCGCTTCTGTAATATCTCCACTGCCGTTAAATGCAAGTGGGTAGAAGTTATTAGCATATACGAACTCAAACTCCATATCTGCCTTATCTAAGTCTGCTTTAAGAACTAATGTATTCTCACTTTCCTGCTCCGTATTCTCTTCATTAAGAATTACATAAGGCTTGATTACTAAACCACCTAAAGCAATTCCACATTCTATCTGTGTTCTCAGCTTTTTGAGTATCTTCTTTTGATATGTCTTATTGAGATATTCTGCTCTCTGT